GATTGGCAATTCAAGATTCCATATGATAGTGTTATGACTATCAGTAATCCAGAACCAGGATTGCAACAAGCTTACGAGCAAAAAATTCAAGAAAAGAAAGACATTGAAGAGAAAACTGAAACTATTCAACCAGAGGTATTAAATGACTGAACAGAAATTGAAGACAAATCATAACATTCGTATTGTAACTCTTACCACTGCTGAGCGTGTGCTTTGTATGTTTGGTGAAGTTCGTGGTGATGATGAAAAGGTAGTTGGGTATCGTTTACTGTATCCATATGAACTTTCTCTTGGTGATGCTAATGATGATGGTAGCATTCCCATTACATATTCACGTTGGTGTCCATTCTCTCCTGTAGAAGAACATCGTCTTGGTGGAGAACATATTATCAGTGTTGTATATCCTGATAATAATATCGTTGACAATTTTGCAGCAAAACTTCGCGAAATTGGATTGACAGATGAAAACATTTTCTTCCCTGCAGAGGAGGCAGCAGAAACAGATGGAAATCAAAGCGAACCTGATCAAGCTGCAGAATGAGTGGATCATCGCTCAGGTAGAACCAGCAGAGGGTGACAGTTTACCAGGTGACCCTGATGTGTGGATGGTTGAACCGTATGTGGTAGAATCTGATGGACAGATAACCCCATGGGCAGAACACTCTTCTGAGCGTGAGTTTAATGTCAGGTCTGGCGATCTGACAGTAGTCACCAATCCAAGCAAGGCACTCCTTGCTCGTTATATCGAATCTCTTGAATGAAGTTTTACACTAGTGTTGAGCAAGCAGGCAATCGTCTGCTTGTACGTGGTTATGAGAATGGCAATCGTTACAGCGTGAGGGTTCCTTTCAACCCCACGATGTATCTGCCTAGTAAAAATTATTCAGAGTGGCGTACACTTGAGGGTGACTGTGTAGAACCACATAAGTTTGGTTCTATCACAGAAGCTCGCGAGTTTATAAAACGATATAAGGAAGTGGATGACTTTGATGTCTATGGAAACTCTAGATTCCTGTATCAGTATATTGCTGAACAACATCCAGAAGAAGAATTAAAATTTGATGGTACTAAAATCCGTGTCTTTACAATTGATATTGAGACAGCAGCAGAGAACGGATTCCCTAACATCGAAACAGCAGATCAGGAGATCCTTGCTATCTCATTGAAGGATAGTTTCTCTGGTAGGATTGTTGTGTTTGGAGCACGACCATTTGATAACAGAGATCCTATGGTGGACTACATGCACTTCCGATCAGAGGAAGGTATGTTAGGTGCATTCCTTGAATATTGGCAAGAGAACTATCCTGATGTGATTACAGGATGGAATGTACAGTTGTTCGATATGCCGTACATTCATAATCGTATCGACCGTATCCTTGGTGAGAAGTTTACTAAACTTCTTTCTCCATGGAGATTGGTATCTCAACGTGAGATTTTTATCAAGGGTCGTAAGCAGTTTGCTATTGACACTCTTGGTATTTCTACCCTTGACTATCTTGAACTGTATAAGAAGTTTACTTATACAAACCAAGAGAGTTATCGTCTTGATTATATCTGTAATGTAGAACTGGGTGAGAAGAAACTAGATCACTCTGAATACGATACGTTCAAAGAGTTCTATGAAAACGATTGGCAGAAGTTCATTGAGTACAATATTCATGACGTTCGTCTGGTGGACAAACTAGATGACAAGATGAAACTCATTGAACTTGCATACACCATGGCATATGATGCTAAGGTGAACTATGAAGATGTGTTTAGTCAGGTTCGTATGTGGGATAACTACATTTATTGCGAACTTCTGAGACGCAAGATTGCTATTCCTCCAAAGAAGGAAAGCGCAACTAAAACTGAAAAGTATGCAGGTGCTTATGTTAAAGAACCGATTCCTGGATTCTATGATTGGGTGGTGTCTTTTGACCTTAACTCTCTCTACCCTCATCTTATTATGCAGTACAATATCTCGCCCGAAACACTCAACGACACCAGGCATCCAACGGTTACGGTTGATAGAATCCTTGAAAAGGAAGTAGATATCGAAGGTGAGTTTGCTGTTTGTGCTAATGGTGCTCAATATCGTAAAGATAAGCACGGGTTTCTGCCACAAATGATGAAGAAAATGTACGACAGTCGTGTTATCTTTAAGAAAAGGATGATCAAGGCGAAGCAGGAGTATGAAAAAACTCCCACTGTCGAACTGATGAAAGAGATTGCCAGATGTAATAACATTCAGATGGCAAAGAAGATCTCTCTCAACTCTGCCTATGGTGCTATCGGTAATGAACACTTCCGATACTATCGTCTAGCAAATGCTGAGGCAATTACATTGTCTGGTCAGGTCTCTATCCGTTGGATTGAGAACCGTATGAACGGATACCTAAATAAACTGCTCTCTACCGAAAAGGAGGATTACGTCATTGCATCAGACACTGATTCGATCTATCTTAATCTCGGACCTCTTGTTACTAAATTTTTTGGTAATAAATCTAGCGATAAAGCAGCAATTGTGGGGATACTTGACAAGATCTGCCAAGAGAAATTGGAACCTTTTATTGAGGGTTCATATCAAGAACTTGCGGACTACGTTTCAGCGTATGACCAAAAGATGAGCATGAAGCGAGAGAACATCGCTGACCGTGGAATCTGGACTGCTAAGAAGCGATACATACTTAATGTATGGGACAGTGAAGGTGTTCGATACAAAGAACCCAAGATGAAAATCATGGGTCTTGAAACTGCTAGGTCATCCACACCAGCATATTTTAGGGACAAGTTGTATGCAGCATTTAAGATTATTATCGGCAAGACAAATGATGAGCTTATCGCTTTTATCAATGGAGTCCGAACAGAAACGAAAGAACGACCCTACGAAGAAGTCGCCTTTCCCAGAGGAGTTAACAACCTTGCCAAGTATCGTCACCCAAAGGAAATTTACCAAAAAGGAACCCCCATTGCCGTAAGGGGTGCTCTTCTTTATAATCATTATGTGAAGAAGAATAATATCGAAAACAAATACCCTCTTATCCAAGAGGGTGAGAAAGTAAAGTTCGTGTACCTCAAGACACCAAACCCGTTGCATGAGAATGTGATCAGTTTCTTTAGCGAGTTGCCAAAGGATTTTGGTATCGAGAAGTATGTGGATTACCAGACACAATTTGAAAAGTCATTCCTAGAACCTCTCAAAAACGTGCTACAATGTATTGGTTGGACCCACGAGAAAACCATTACCATTGGGAGTTTCTTTGAATGAGCAAAAAAATCTTTGTGGTTACCTGGACCAACAATGTTGTTGGACAAGTAGGACCAGAGGACATTAAGTGCTTTGAGGACTACGATACTGCTATTGGGTTTTCTAAACTCATGAAGCAGTCATATAATTATGTAAACTTTTACGAGGAGGATGTAACTAAATGGGATTCTTAGATTCTGTAATTAAGGATAGTGGCAATGAATTTGCTGGTCTGGTCAGTGAAGGAGTCGCTGCAGGTGACATTACTGATTACGTTGATACTGGCAGTTATATCTTTAACGCCTTGGTTAGTGGTTCGCTTTTTGGAGGTTTGCCTTCAAACAAGGTCACCGCTCTTGCAGGAGAGAGCAGCACTGGAAAAACTTTTTTTGCTCTTAGTGTCGTTCGTAATTTCCTTGCTGACAATCCTACAGGTGGTGTCATTTATTTTGAAACTGAATCCGCCATTTCCCGTGACATGATTGAGTCCCGTGGTATTGACAGCTCACGTATGGTACTGTTCCCTGTTGCTACAATCGAAGAGTTCAGGACACAGGCATGTAGAATTGTTGACAAGTATATGAAAGAACCTAAGGACAAGCGTCAACCTATGATGTTTGTTTTGGATTCTCTTGGTATGCTTTCTACTAACAAGGAGATGGAGGACGTTGCTAATGACAAGCAGGTCCGTGACATGACAAAGAGTCAGTTGATCAAAGGTGCGTTTCGTGTTCTTACGTTAAAATTGGGACAAGCACAAGTTCCTATGATTGTTACTAACCATACATATGATGTGATCGGTTCCTATGTTCCTACAAAGGAAATGGGTGGCGGTACAGGGTTGAAGTATGCTGCTTCTACTATCATCTATCTTACTAAGAGTAAGGAACGTGATAGTAAGAAAGAAGTTATCGGCAACATCATCAAGTGCGAGGCAAAGAAATCTCGTCTAACTGTGGAGGGAAGTAAAGTTGCAACACGTCTATTTTTTGACGAGCGAGGTCTTGACAAATACTACGGCTTATTGGAATTGGGTACAGAGTACGGAATCTTCGGGAAGAACGGTAATAGGGTCACTATTGGTGAATCTTCCGTTTATCCTTCTGCTGTACTCGCTGATCCCGAGAAGTATTTCACAGAAGAAGTGATGGCAAAGTTGGAAGAAGCAGCACAACAAGAATTTTCTTATGGTAACTGATACAATTCTGTTTGGTGACTGTCGCGAAACTCTTAAGGAGTTTGATGGCAAAGCTAGAATGTGTGTTACTTCACCACCATACTATGGTCTACGTGATTATGGTGGTGAAGAAAAACAAATAGGTCAGGAACAAACACCAGAAGAATACATCCAAAACTTAGTGGAAGTATTCAGAACAGTGCGTGATGTCCTAACAGATGATGGTACACTATGGGTAAATATAGGAGATAGTTACTATAACTATAGACCTGGCAAAGGACAATCATATCCTAAGCAATCGGTGAGTAAAACCAATCAGGATTTGCCGCAACAAAGCAGCAAACGGGGAAGAAAGTTAGAAGGAATAAAGGAAAAAGATTTGATTGGGATTCCTTGGATGTTGGCTTTTGCATTACGTGCTGATGGGTGGTATTTGCGACAGGACATTATCTGGAACAAACCTAACCCTATGCCTGAAAGCGTAAAGGATAGATGTACTAAGTCCCATGAGTATATATTCCTATTCAGTAAAAATCAAAATTATTATTTTGATGTTGAAGCAATCAAGGAACCAACTGTAGATCGTAAATCATTAAAACGTAAAAAATCTGTATGGGAAGTAAAAACTAAACCATACAAGGGAGCACATTTTGCTGTATATCCAACAGACCTTATTGAACCATGTATTAAAGCAGGCAGTGAAGCAGGTGACATTGTATTAGATCCTTTTATAGGATCAGGTACAACTGCTCTGGTTGCTAAATCATTGCAAAGACATTATGTGGGTTGCGAATTGCATGAAGAGTATGGTAAACTGATTCAAACGAGGTTATATGATTGAACGCATTGAACAAACTATCCTGCGAAACCTCATACATAATGAGGAATATTACCGCAAGGTAGTTCCATTTTTGAAAGCAGAATACTACGAGAACTACCATGAGAAGATCATCTTTGAAGAGATTGCTGATTTCGCTTCCAAGTATGATAAAGTTCCTACTAAAGAAGTCCTTACGATTAATCTTCAAAATCGTAATGATCTTACCGATGAATCGTTTCAAGATTCGATACAGACGGTATCCCAATTATCAGACGAATGGGTTGACTACGAGTGGTTACTCGACGCCACAGAAAAGTGGTGTAAAGATAGAGCAATCTATCTCGCCCTTATGCAGTCGATCAAAATCGCAGACGGAGGCGATAAGAAGATTTCGCGAGATGCGATACCCACCATTCTCCAAGAAGCCTTGGCGGTTTCGTTTGATGAACACATCGGACACGATTACATAGAACAAGCAACTGACAGATATGAGTTTTACCACCGTAAAGAAGAAAAAGTCCCGTTTGATTTGGAAAAGTTTAACTTCATTACGAAAGGTGGGTTATCTAATAAGACTCTCAATGTCGCTCTTGCTGGTACGGGTGTCGGGAAATCTCTATTCATGTGCCACCAGGCTAGTGCCGCTCTCACACAGGGGTACAACGTTCTCTACATTACATGTGAGATGGCAGAGGAGAAGATTGCTGAACGAATTGATGCAAACCTATTGAACGTAAATGTTAAAGACATTGTTGATCTACCAGAAGTTCTCTTCACTAGCAAGGTCACAGAGATCGCTAGAAAAACTCAGGGAAAACTTATTATCAAAGAATACCCTACAGCGTCAGCGCATGCTGGACACTTTGGAGCACTCTTGAGTGATTTGAAACTCAAGAAAGATTTCAAACCCCATATTATTTTTGTTGACTATTTAAACATATGTGCAAGTGTGAGGTACAAAGGTGCGGTTGTTAACTCGTATACCTATGTTAAGGCGATTGCTGAGGAGCTTCGGGGTCTTGCTGTGGAATGTAACGTCCCTAT